GCCGTTGTAACTAGCACCTAATCCTACTGGTCCTGTAACTGTAACAACATTACCTGATGCTGTTGCTGACCAATCAGGAACACTTGCAAAACTTGATATCTCACTTGCAATCAATCCTGCTGTTGTATCATTATCTGTTGCACCAGTCACTTGAGCCATAATGGCTACACCTTTAACAGAACATAAGAATGTGCCTACATAATTCGTCACTGTGATTGTGAATGTTGGCGCACCATAGGCTGTAACTGCTGATGAACGAATACTTCTGTTATCTAAACTTGAACCGTTGCTGTTTGAGATAGTTAATGTAAGAGCAACATCACCAATCGTTGCTGTTGTGCTTGAGAATTTAATTCCATTGTCTAAACAAGTTTGTATGTCTGGATTTGCGCCAATTAAAACTAAACTTGATGTATTCTGTCCAGATGCTGTAACTCCTACTGGGACTGTAACTGTGTTTACTGTTCCTTGTGAAACAGCAATTGTTAATGTGTCTGTAGATGATGGGTCGTCATTTGTAACTTCAATAGTCGGTAGTGTGACGGTTGTTGCCACGCCATCGCCAGGATAAGAACCATCTTTACCTGTAACAAACGGAATTGGGGCTAATGTAGGAACTGTAACTGTGCCTGATGTTCCTGCACTTCCTGAATCTCCTGCCGAACCTGCTGAACCGCCATCGCCAATTTCTCCTGGTTCTCCCATAGAAGAATAGTCCCATACAAGTAATGGGTCAGGATGTTTAGTTGTTGACCATAGTCCTGATACGATTGCTGATGCACATCTTTTGTTTGCTAATTCATAATCTTCAACACCTGTTTCTGCTGGTGTATAATTAAATCCGTGGTCTGGTGCAAATTGATTAAACGGTGTAACTGCTGTTTCGCCTGTGTCATATAATCCACCATAACCATCCATTGCGTCACAGACTGATATGCCTCGTAAGTAAGTATTTGTCGAAATAGTCTTTTCGTCACTGCTTACGCTTTCATCAATCCAGGCATAAACTTTAACTGTGTTTGATGCGTTTAGAATTTGGTCAGGATAAGCCTCTAAATAATCTGATAATGTCCAATCTTTGAATTTATAGTAATTTACATCTGTTGAATTGCAACTACCAAAGCCAACTAAAGCACCAATCTGTTGTGTTCCATCTGCTTTTGTTCCTGCGCCCGCATTCATACTTGACATTGTTACATCGTGTGTGTATTCGTATGGACCGTTCTTTAAGTGTGTAATTGTAACTGAATCTTCGTGTAGAATAAATTCTCTACCACATAATTCTGTTGTATAAACAAGATAAACTTCTACTGATGCTGTTGTTCGTGTAATTGTTGTTGAAGTTTGACCATCATCTGCGACTGTAACATTTGGTGTTAAACAATCTAAATCACCACTATCTGCGCCTTCTAAATCTGGTCTTTGAGTTCCACATAATGTAATGTTGCCATCAATCGCTGTAACAACTGTTTCTATTTCTTTATAAATGCCATCAGGAAAATACATTGTAGCACTGATAGTATCAACTGTTTTATCAACATCTACAAAGTCAATATCTGATGCAAAATAAGGTGTTGTATCGTCTGCTTCTCTTAACGGAGCACCTTTACCTGTAACAACAGTTGTTCCTGTAGTCGGTGGTTCTGTGATTGTAACTTCAGTTTTTGTTGTTCCTTCAGTTTCAACGTGAGTGGGTGGGGGGTTCCATTGAGTATATTTCAAACCTGAACCATCTGATGGGCCTACACCACCTTCTCCTCCAGTCCCGCCGTCACCCCCGGTGCCTCCTTGGCCACCATCTCCACCAGCACCACCATTATATTGGGCTCCGGCTTCGTTGAGTAGACTGTTGAAGGACTTTGCTTCCCATCTTCCCGCTGATGCGTTCCAATAGAGAACATTGTTAACTCCTTTAGCGGCTGTAACATCGCCCAAGTCGTTTAATAATGTGTCGTTAGTTGAGTCATCTAACGCTTCAATTTCAACACCAATTAGTGGATTTGTTAATTCTAATGTTGCTGTTTTTTTGTTTAATGTGCCATCACCAAGTGTCATTTCGAATTTAACATCTCTATGATTAGCAACATTAGTTGATGGGTCAATAACAAATGAATCATTGATAAGAACATCTTTTAGATGGCCAATTGAATTAACACTGGCACTGCCTGCTCCTTCAAAGTCAGCAATATTATTATCTGTTAATTCAGCAGGTCCTAGGATAGGTCCTTCAGAGATGGGGAATTTGACACTTTGAACAACAACTTCAGCGTCAAGTTCACTAGGACTTTGCCCTTTGTCGAATTGAGTATTTGACATCCCAACGTGTCCGTAGATAATTGGAATAATGTTCTTAGGCATTTGATAGCCCATATCAATACCATCAGCAATCTTTAATGCGTTTTCTTCCGATGTTTTTTTGGAGACAGTAGATAGCAAACTACTAATACCGTAATTATCCGCAAAATGCCCTATTTTAGATTTCTGAATTTGTTGTGCAAGTGTTGTCTTAATGAACCCTGCTAAATCCTTACCTTCCCAACTCTCATTAAACATATTTTATATTTCCAATTTTCTAGCACTTGGTCTATCTAATCTCTCTGAACCAAGGCTTGGGGTTAAAGTAAATGAAATTGTTGATGGGTTTAATTCATCAACTGATTTGACATAGAATACTTGAGGAATAATTAGTGTTGATATATTATAGAAAAAACGCTGTCTTCTTATACGAAGACCACGATAATCCATAAGACCAAATCCTGATGTTGCTGATGACCAGTCTGATATATCCCATAAACTATCGGCTGCTACTTTCAGTTTAGGTTCAGCAATACTACCTGTTAAATCGCAACTAATACCTGATACTTCGAAGTCTATTCTATGAAATGTATGTGAACTACCATCAATCCAATTTGCTACCACTGGAACATATGAACCTGATACTTCATTGTGTTCTGTTGAAAGATAAACACTTGATGAACCACCAATTGAAGTAAAGTCAAATTCTAAACATTGAATAGTGCCTTCAGTAACAAGTTTTTGTGATTGAATAGTAGGAGTTGTCATTCGCCAAACACCTCAATCATACTCGCGGTGACTGTTCTTAATTCGTTACTGGTCATATTCACTTCAAATGATTCTAAATAATATGTGCCTGCTAAGTCTAATAGTTCGTTTGCTGAAATTGAAATAGCATCGGCATCATCGTGTCTTGCTTCATAAAAAGCAATTAAAGTTGCTGCCTCACTTTGACTTAAATGTTCCTGAACAACAGATAGTTTTCTTCTGCCGGCATATGGACCCCAGGAACTTCTTTGAATATATCCATCACCAAATTCAACTAATCTGTGTCTAGGTTCTGATGAATAACTTGTTTGTAAACTTAATTTTGTTTGATATGGTAATGCTGATGCCATTAGATAAGTCCTCCATAGCCTTGATTCTGTCGTAATAATTTAGTAGCAACTTGCATTGATATACCTTCGATATATTGCTTCATTGCTTTACCTTGCATCTGACCACTACCATCTACATCAACATTACTGATGTGAAAATTGATATTGGCATTTGCTGTAGAGGCGCCTATCTTTGACATAGATGTAGATGCACCACCAACACCAGAAAGTGCTGATTTGAATGGTGTTATTCTTGCTGGTCCTGTAATAAATTCTGGTCCTTCTTCACCAACAATACCAAGTTTACCAGATGCTAGAACACCACCGTCAGCAAATCCAGGTATAGACGGAATTTTTGATTTAATCCAATCACCTGCTGTTGATATGCCACCTGTAACTTTACTTTTAACACCAGCACCAAATTCTTTAATCTTATCTAGTCCGTCTGATATCCAGTCAATCATTCCTTTAATCTTATCAACAACAACAGCAATTGTTTCAATTATCTTTTCCATTGCTGGAATAACAATGTCTGTTATTACATTACCTAAACCCTCAAAGATTGTATTTGCCGCTGGACCAATCGTGTCTACTATTGGACCCAATGCATCTGCTACCTTGACGATAATATCGAATGCTAGTGATAATGCTGGTGATACAATGTTTGTCCAAATAGAACCGAGCAACTCAAAGATTGGGGCAGCCTTGTCCATATTGTCCATTAACAGAATAATACCATCCATAACAAATGTGACTGCTTGTCCGAGTTTCTCACCTAACATAATTGCTAAGTCTTCATTCTCAACTAAGAATTCACTCATAGATACAGCCGCTTTATTGATAGCGTCTGATAGTCCACCTTCACCAACTGCGATTAAGGCATTGTTACCTGCGATTTGTAAGTTAGATAATGATACTGATAAGTTCTTAGATGCTGTTTCCATACCACCACCGAAGTCTTCATTAAGACCTTCGAGTAATGCATCTTTCAATGTAGCCGCACCTTCGGCTGTTTTACCAAACTCTGATACTTCTAGTCTTGCCAATCCAAGTTTTTCTTCAAAGATTTTGAATACAGGAATACCTCTGTCTGCTAGTCTGTTTAAGTCTTCAAGTCCTAAACCACCAGATGTTGTTCTACTGAACAAGTCTGTTATTGCCTGTAATGAACCAACTCTATCTGTTGTAATAGCCGCCATATCACCAAATGTGGTTAATAGTTCTTCTGTCGGCTCAATACCCGATGATTTAAGTTTTATGAATGTTTCTGTGAGTTCTTTAATATCGAAAGGTGTTCGTGTTGCAAAGTCGTTAATAAACTTGAATGCATCACTACCTGCTTCTGCTGAACCTGTAACTGTGTTTAGTGTTGTCTTTAAGTCTTCTGCTTCTTTACTTGCATTAACAACAGATTTACCAAACATAGTTAAACCACCAACAGTAA